AAAATGCTGAATTTGCGGTTTCTGTGAAACCTACTTTAGCATTGATTCATGCAATTGAATGTGCTGTGAGTCAAACAACCATTCCTCATCGATATGTTAGATCTGGAGCAGTTCCGGCTAATCAGGATCTACGACTTTATGATTATGGTAATTTTCAATTTGCAACTCAATCAAATCCTGTACAGAATTTGGGTGAATTGTGGGTTTCGTATTGTGTGGAGTTTTCTAAACCTATTTTACCAGCAACTGTAGGTGGTCAAATATCAACTGCTAAATACTTTCGAAGCGGTGTTACAGCTGCTTCACCATTTGGTACTACTACTACAACATTCCAAGGATCTTTGGTGGCTAGTTTCACGGCTACTACTATGACGTTTTTGGCTTCACCTGGTTCATCTTACCTCATTAATGTCGATTGGAACTTTCCTAGTACTGCTTTTACCTTCCCTAGTGTTAGTGTATCTGGTGGTACTGCCGTTGCTTATTGGAATGGGGGTGGCACTTTTATTGCAGCACCTAGTGCTGCTGCCACTGTTACTGCCTCTGCTGCTGAGTTTTATGTTGTCAAAGCTAATAATTTGGGTGGAAATGTAACTGTTACTTATTCAACTTCTGGTGTGTTTGGATTGGGACCAACTAATATGGATCTCATGATCACTGAAATTGATAGTTCAGCTTCCCAATAGATTTGGTGACGACCGAAGTCGTTAAACTACGAGGTGTTAAATCCTGAGATCATCCCGGGGAATCAGGGAAAATTGTGATTCTCGGTGTGTCAGTCACCGTAAAGAAATGACCGATAGCACAAACGGTGAAAAGACAAAGAATCGCAGTAACCGTTTGAAAGGACCGACCTTTTGGATGTGATGGTGAGCTTGAATGATAGCGGGGCGAGCGTGGATGTTATGAACATCCCGTCTCGGTCGACACCGGAGTGACGCGGTATAGTGTTCACTGCTCCAGATGTTAAGAGGGCTGGACGGGTGGGGTCCGTAAAACAAACCACGTGAAGTTAACGAGATAACTCTTGCAGTTTTACTGTAATGCGGGGACGTAATCCAGTGGTACTAACACCATCAGGGATGTGATGTTGGGTCTAGTCGCGTAATGAACACAATTGTAGAAAGTCGTGAGCTGTTTTCAGCGTTGACCGATGATTATAAGTTGTCTTTTGGG